TCTATAACCATTGGCTACCTGCCATTTTAACTTATTTACTGCTAGTAATAATGCTCTGTCATAACTCATATATACACCCCTTTACAAATAAATTACTAAGCCTTTCTTTGCTATATTAACCGGATGGCCTATAGCTTTTTCAACCTCACCTTTAAATAATTCTGCATCTGAATTGGCATTTGATAAATGTACTAATGTTAAAGTTTTTAGTTTGCTTAAATCACTAGCTTTTAAAAAATCTATACAGTTCTGTAACTCAAAATGAGATTGAACAACCCTATTCCTTAAAAACATCTTATCTTCTAATGTTCTATCAATTATTTCTTTTGAGTAGTTACATTCAACTAAGATGTGATTAACATTTTTAAATCGATACTTAACATAGTAAGTATCAGTTATATATAAAATTGTCTCGCCTGTTGGTACATGTTTTATTAGAAAACCTACATTTTCTACATCATGCTCTAACTCAAAGGCTAGTATATTGAAATTCCCTACTATATACCGGCTATTTGCCTTTACAACCTTACATCTATGATTTAGTACGTCTTTATGTTCAAATACGCTTGTAAGGGCATATACGTTGATTCCGTTTTCAACTAAATCTTTAACCCCTTTGGAGTGGTCGTTATGTTCATGAGTAACCAAACATCCAACAACCTTATCAACCCTATAATCTATAAATTTCAGTATGTCTTTATACTTAAAGCCTGCATCTAGTAATAATATCTCATCGTTAATCTCTAGGGAGTAGCAGTTACCACTACTCCCAGAGCCTAGTACTTTTATCTTATTCATGGCTAAAATGGTACAATTGGATCTTCCACTTCTTCAAATCCATCAAACATCATTTGTCCATCTGCAGGTTTTTCTTCTTTATTAGTAGTTGGTTTAGTTTCCGTTGGAGTTTCTTCCATTTCTTCAAAATCGGCATCTATAACTTCGTTATTAGCATTGTTGCTTATTTCTTCTTCTACAGCACTGTCAATAATTTCAGCCTGTCTTTTATCTGTTTTTTCTTCATCACTATTGCTATATGAGTCAGAAAACAATAAATTCATATCATCAGATGTATTTATGTAGAATTTACAAGCCCTATTTATTACAGTCCTTATTGCCATTTGGTCGGTAAACTGTGTATGTGCCTTACTATTTCCTTTAGTAGCCCCCATGGCCCAAGAATTTCTTATTTGTGCCATATTCATTACTTCTGTATGTAAAACCCCCTTTTCACCTATTATTAATGCAAAAGCACCTTTTATCTTGCTAGTATCAATATTTTCAAAGCTTCTCTCGAATTTTTTTATTTTTATGCATCCAGTATTATAATCAAATTCTGTTTCAAAAATATCTTTTTCATAAATCGCATATCCTTTTACATCTTTAATTTCAGGAACAGTTGCCTTTGTTACAGCTATTGTTCCAAGGTATGATCTTGATAGTGTCAACTTGTTTTTATATGGTATAAAATAACACTGATTTTTTGCCGGTGTTAGTCCCTGTACAGCCATATCAAGTAATGCTTGATATATTGACTCTTTTGTACACGTTTCTAATACTGGTTTATTGCTTGAGTCTGTTGTCTGTAATAGAGTTAAATAAGCTGATTTCATAGCATTTTCAACGCTGTATGTACTAGGTAAATGCAAAACTCCATCATTCATATACTTAGTAATAGTGCTTAATGCGTTATCTGTAATGCTTTTAATTGATTCTGGCTTTTTACTTTGTGTAACTTGATTAGTCATTGAATGTACCCCCTGAAATTTGTAATTCTTCTACATTGTCTGCCCTTAAGTTAATAACCTGTGTATCAACATTTTCTAGCAGTATAATTGACTCCCTATTATCTATAAATATTGGTAGCTTTATTTCATGGTGTTTGCTAACTGTATTTATAATCGCTAATCCTGAATTAATCTTTTTAGCTGTGTTAAGGTCATTAAATGGAACACCATCTACCATTACCTGACAACACTCATTTATTCCACCATTAACCTGCGTTTCAAATAACTTAAAATCTACCCCATTGAAATGCTTGTTAATATTACCCTCTAGGATATCAACCTTAGATTTAATAAATAGCTCGCATAACTCAATATCCCTTTCTATGCAGGCCAACTCTTTAACTAGGCCTTTTTCTTTTTCTTCAAGATCTGTTATTCTAGTTTTTATTTCATCATCAACCTTTGATTTACCAAGGTTTTCTAGCATAACCTCTAATTCTTTCTTATGTTCGCCAATTAAAGCTTTATACTTTTCCTTTTCCTCGTTGTTGCTGTTGTTCTTGGCCTTTTCTATTTCTTCATCAATAGCCTTTATGTTTTCTTCTAAGCCTTTAAGCTGTTCTAGTTCTTCACTAGTGTATATTGGCTTATTATCAAACTGATCTAGTTCATTCTGTAATTCCATAACGGCCATGCTAACCTTATTAACCTTTTTAAATTGTTCTGTTTTTAGGTCAATAACATCTTTTAATACTGCCTCGTTATACTCTATCTTCTTAGCTGTTTCCTTGCCTTTAGTAGTGATACTTTCCAACTTCTTGGCCCTATCACTATTGAATAACTCTAAGTATTTTTCTTTTTCTTCCTCAAAATTATCTAAAGGCTTACCACAATAAGGGCAATTTTCTTTAATAGTGGATAAATCAGCCTTAGACTTATAAACTTCGCTATATTCATCAGCATACTTATCCTTGGCTATCTTTAAGGCTTTTAATTCATTTTCTAATGCCTTTTGTTTAGCCTCGTAATCATTCATAACGTCCCTTAGTTCTCTTTCCTTGGCTTTATTTGTACTAATCTTTTCCCTTAGTTCATTCTTAACCTTAAAAGCCCTATCGCTGGCAACGGACCTGATGTATCTTAATTTCGTATCTTCTACAGTACGCTTATCATGTAAAGCATTAATCTCATCAACGTTATTTTTAATCCCTGACGCTTTCTGTTCTAAAGATTCTATTTCGGCATTTTTAAGCTTAATTGCGTCTTTTAGGTCATCCACGCTAATATTAGATAACATACTCTGTTGCTCTGCTATCCTGATAGGTATTTCATTCTTTTGGTCTGCAAGTTTCTTCATAGTAGCCTTTTTGCTTTTTAACAGGTTATCAACACCCTTGTTAATAACTTGATCTTTTATAGGCTCTAACTCCGGCTTGTAGACGATAACATCTTCAATATCGACTTCACCAGCTATAGATAATACTATCTCTCTTGCATCTTTCCACTTTATTTGTGTACTAAAATATAATGGATTAGTTAATAGCTTAAATAAATCTTCACTAGTGAATTTATTTTCTATTAACTTTTTGTAGTCATTCTTCTTGTAAGGTACATCGTCAACCTCGTATAAGGTTTCATTGCCTGTAAATGTTTCTTCTGATGTACCTCTCTTTGTTGTCCATTTTTCCTTGTATGTTTTCTTTAGTAATAGCAGGACCCCATCAATTTCAAACTCACCACAAACCTCCACATCAACCCTTATAGGCATGTTATTCTTGTCTAGTGGTTTAATGCTAAAGTCTGTTCTATTGTCGCTATCCTTGTCAAACAACAGCCATGTAAATGCGTCAAATACTGTTGTTTTACCACTAGCATTATCACCAGTGATATAAGTTTCCTTGCCCTCAAAACTAATATCTAGGCTTTTAATTCCCTTGAAATTATTAATTTTGAGCCTTTTTAACGTGATTTCTTTCATTTCCTATTCTCCTTTTTGAAAATATATGTTATAATTATTACAACCTTATTTGAAAGCTCGTAAGAGCGTTATAATTATTTATACGCTTGGTTTAGTGATGTTCCCCTTGCGTATGCTGTACGGAATTTAGTTTATCTAGATTCCGTATTTTTTTATTATTTTCTTTAATTCGACCAACTTAGCTACAGTTAAATAGCCCTGAAATCTATTGTTTTTCCTAGACCATTTAATTTTAATAGCCCTCAATTCTTTGACTATTTCCGGATTACTTTTTACAATGTTTTTCTTATCATATAGATATAGTAGGTTATGTTCTATATCTATCTCTGTAATGGTTTCATTGCTAAGATGTATCTTCTTAGCCTGCGACCAAACAAATTTTAAATCGTTTATCCTTTTTTCGGCCCTGTATATCCTACTTCTCAAGTTTTCTATTTCCTGTTGGCTATATGGCTTGTCCCTGCCATCCTGCCTAGCCCTTTTATTAGTTAAGGACTTGAATACTATTTCATCATTCAAGTACTTTATATAGGCTTCTAGCTTGTCTACTGCATGGACATCTGAATACCTTGTATCTCCCACCTCGGCTATGCCGGTTCTGATTTGTGTTAACAAGGTATTTAATTCCTGCTTATCTATAGACGCTTGCGAAACTCCCATCAGGCAATACCACCTTTCTGATAGTTTTATCGAAATTATGCTTTTCTCCGACTCTTAGCGTGTCTGCCCTGCCTTTCTTATTAATAAAGGGTAAGTCCCAAGGCAACGGATCATATTCCGTATCTAAACTATGAATTTCTTCTAACTTAGTAAACTCATTAACCTCTGACCTCTGTATTCTATATTCAAGTTCTTCTCTTCTCATTGCTTTTATCTCCCTTATTCAATTAAAAATGTTCATTTGCTTTTAGACTGTAAAAACCTGTATCACTTACTATTACATGGTCTAACACTTCTATTCCAAGCAAATCACCTGCACTAACTAAAGCCTTAGTTAGCATTATATCTGCTCCAGATGGTGTTGTATCTCCGCTTGGATGATTATGCGAAAATATAACATTTATAGCATTAACCATTAAGGCACGTTTATACACCTCTTTGGATTTTACTGTCGCACCATTAGTGCCACCTTGTGAAATAAGAAATATTCCACAAACATTATTTTTACTATCAAGGCATATAGTCCAAAATTGCTCTACATCCCTTTCAACTACCTTTAATGCTTTCATCAGTTCAAATACATCATCCGATTTAACGATTTTCGTTGGCTCATATTCTATCGCTTGTTCTTTTACTAACTCTAAAAATGTTCCCTTATTTGTTCTAGCTTGCTTCGTGCTGTAATAATACATTTCTAACCCCTTATTTAAAATATTTCTGCCCTTATTCTCTGTATTTCTTCAAGGTTGATAGTTCCACCAAAAAAGCTTAAGTTTGGCCTTGTTCTTTCAACCTCACTACATAAGGTATCTAAATCACTAATTCCAAAATTGACCCTCAAATCTTCCCACGCTCGATTTTCCCTTTCAATTTCTTCCTTTGTCTTTTTACGCTTCATATCTTAACCCCTTTCACCCCTACAGTATTTAACTGTAAAGCAGGCCTTTTGTAGTTCAGCTATCTGCTTTAATATAAAAAACCAATTATCAAGTTCGTTTTCGTCTATTTTGTTATCATAGGCGATTCTTAATATGGTGTTTCTGTTTTCCTCTATGTCATCCATGTTTTTTAGTAACATAATGACGGCCTGACTTAGTGACCTAACCTCTACATCCGGCAACTCCTTTGCTGTAGCCTTTAACCTTAAATGCTTATAGCAAAGTATTGGATGTTGGTATAGTTCCGACATAGCGAATACTATATCATCAGGTACTTTTCGCCTACCCTGTTCATATGAGGCTATTGTCTCGGTGGCGATATTTAAGTATTCGGCCGCCCTTTCTTGTGTTAGCCCTGATACTTCCCTTGCCAATTGGTAAATAGATTTATCTTTCATATCTACACCCTCCCAATATGGCAAGACACCCAGCAATTTTGTTGCCCGCAAGGTAATCTTCTTGTACTACCATAATTTTCTTTACATTCCCTGCAGTTGTATTCATTAGCCGGATTATTCATCCAGTTAAGAGAATGTATAAGATCCATTACACTTAAAAGGTTATAAGTTTTCTGTTCCTTAAAAGTTCCCTTATGAATCCTAACCGGCCTAGCCGTTTTCACAATTTCCTTTGTTTTTAACCCTAAATATTTCATGTGATGTTCCCCTTTCGGTGTACGAATTGTTTTTATAAACTCGTACTAATTACTACTGTTAACTTGTTTTGTTTAAATGTATACTTATAATAACGATTTGTTATTTTAAGTAGTAAAAAAATTAATTTACTGAGATGTTATATATATCATCAAGCTTAATATTGTATTTTTCTGAAATCTTGTAGGCTATTTCTATAGGTAACTTTCTTTTATTATTTTCATATTGACTAAGCCTTGGAGCTGATATTCCCAAGTTTTCAGCAAATTCTAACTGAGATATATTCAATTGTTCTCTTATAGATTTGATGTTGTTCATATATTTCTCCTTTCATTTTTCTTATAACAATATGTTATAATAACGGTTTGTTATTGTCAAGTCTTTTTTAACATTTTGTTATATTTTTACAAAAAAAAATTATTTTTGCTATAATATAAATTAACAATGTGTTAAGGAAAAGGGGGTTGAGAATGTTGAAATCTACATTTGGTAGTCGATTAAGAAATTTAAGAGAAGATAGCAATTTAACTCAAACTGAATTAGCTAATATTTTTAAAGTAACCCCACCATCTATATCGCAATATGAAAAAGATGTAAGATCACCGGATTACAGTTTATTAATAAAAATAGCCGATTTTTTTAATGTTTCAGTGGATTATCTACTTGGAAGAACTAATGTAAGAGAGATTAATAAAGGTAAAGAGGATAAGTTTGAAGTTTTAGCAGCACATAAGGCTGACAGTAACAGTGATGTAAAGAATATCCCTGGATTGAAGGATTTACTAAGGGAAATAGTAAAAGAAGAACTAGGAAAATAGAAAGGATATTGATATGGGTAAAAAAGTTATTTCTAATGATGAAATATTAACTAAAGTAGATAATTTTCTAAAAGAACTTGACAATGATAGAGCAAATAAAACAAAATTTTGGATTAATGATTATATCAAGTTTCAAAAAAAAGAGATAAAAATATCATCTAATTCTAGACATGCATACAAAAAATATAATCGTGGAGATATAATAAATGTTCACTTTGGCTTTAGAGTTGGACGTGAGTTTGGTGGTCTGCACTATGCTATCGTTATAGGTGGTTATAAAAATAGAAAAAGTGATGTTCTTACTGTTATCCCCCTTAAATCAGCAAAACCAACTGTAAATGTAGATTTTCTAAAAAATGGTGAATATTATTTAGGTAATGATGTCTACAATGCTATAAATAAAAATTTAAAATCACACTATCAAAAACTAACAGAAATTGAACTTTTATTTACAAGTAAAAAAAACACACTAGATAACTTGAAAAATGATTTTAATGAACTTAATGATATAATAAACAATCTTACAGATAATATTGATAAAGCTGATGTTTCACATGATAACAGTAAAATTATCATGGCCGGCGAACTATTATCTAGTATTAATAATAAATTAAAAGAAGAAATATTTGATATTATGTTAAAATGTAATGAGCTTGGAATATTAAAAACAGACACTCTTTCAAATTTAGAATCGCCAACAGATTTATCTTCTGAGGATATGAAAGGATATATAAATACTATTAACAAGTCCTTGAAAAGCGAATTTACATATATTAAAAAACTGATAATAGAAAATGACAGAATGAAAGTAAATGGCAGTATCGCATTACTAAACCAGATAACAACAATAAGTAAAATTAGGATATATGACCCTAAGACAAAAACAGACGCATTGAATAATGTTAAGATAAGTGATGAAAATTTAAAAAATATAGATAACGAGTTAAAAAAAATGCTCATTGAATCTATTGACAAGTGATGAAAAAGATGTTATATTTTTTATACAATATATTATCCGTTTCGGCGGGTACTGGATAACATTTTATCTGTTTCGGCAGGTACTGGAATTAGGAAAGCACTATTCATTATTTGGATAGTGCTTTCTTAGCGTTTAAATTCATTCATTTAGGAGGTATTTATGAAAAATTTACAGTTATTATTAGTTTGCTTTATACTCTGTATTTCTATTACAGCTTGTTCATCAGATAAATACGTATTACAAAATACTTATATATCTACTGTTGATAATTTTTATAATGCCATGATTTTAGAAGAAGAAACTGCTAAAAAGCAAAATATAATAAGCCAATCCCCTGATTTTAATGTTTTTTATGAACGTATATCAAAAAATGCAATATACACAGATACTGCAATAACTTTTT